TTACTTTTTAAAATGATGTATAGGTATCAAAAAGATTAAATTGCTCTCAAATCGCCTGTATTTAGCTTTAAAGGGCATATAACTAATAGGCATAAAAAAACCCCCAACTGTTAAAGCTAGGGGTTTAGTTTTTTAAAATTTATCTTATTGTTTATCTTCTAAGTCTAGCCCGTCAAATATATCAAGTTCAGATAGTGTATTAGTTAAGTTATCCATTTTTATGCCTCCTCTTTCCATTTTCTTAAAGCTACTAATTCTAAATTATCTTTCAATAAATTTTTAGTAATAGTACTTTTCAGATTATATTCCCTGTTAATTCTCCACCCGTCTACTACTTCTGTAGTGCTTATTGATGTTTTTTCTTCAGAATTTTCTTGAAATTCACGTTCTGTTAAATCCAAATGTCTGTTTTTAACATCTCTGCTGAAATCTATACTCCTGATTGCTTCATTAGAATTTATAAAAACTCTTTGTATGCTGTTTAAGTCTTCCATAAAATATGAAAGTACAGTCAAAGTCTCTGTTTTTGGTTTCTTCATGTCTTTAACTTCCTGCACCATTTTGGTGCGTTACTCAATTCGCGTAATTGCTAATTGATGTAGCAATCTTGAAGAAACTTTAAAAGCTTGTCAAATATTTTTTAAATATTTCTTAGATTGTTTTGGCATAAGTAATATATTTTTTATAACCTTGTGAAGTTTGTGAAGTGATACCTACAAACGCTACACATTTTAGCAAAGATTTAATTTACATAAACCAGAGATATCTAATTTCTAAAACTTGGAAAGACTTTCAAAGTTCTACAATTTATCCGTCAGCTTGTCATATGATAAAGCTTTAAAAAGTTTGTAAAGTTGTGCTAGGGGGCGGGGCAGGATGTACAAGGGGGGTGTACGGGATATATTGTAAATCTCATACATTTCACAAAGCTTTACAACATTAACCAGTTGACCCGCAATCTTATCAAGTTTATAAAGTTTTATGATGAGTACTTTACTATTTTTTCCGGTCTTATAAAGTAAGAAACCCCACAGGTTCTCTGCAGGGTTTTATAAATTATATAGGGTATGTTCTATAGGTATTCACCGGGGGGGCATACAAGTATATTGTACACTTTTTTACAGCTTTTGTCAAGTACTTTTATGTGAATTGTTAAATATATTTTATAACACTTGACAAACTTGCAAAGTATCCCTATAATATAAAAGTATGTCTTACTTAACAGAAACCAAGAAAAGAAACTTAACTGAAAAACAACAATCATTCTTAGATAATATAGTTGCCACTGAAGGTGACTTTAAAAAATCTGCAGAATTAGCTGGATACTCAGGCAATCACTATCAAATATTGAAATCTCTTAAACAAGAAGTAGTAGATTTAGCCTCGGATGTACTTGCTCGTTCTGCACCGAAAGCAGCGTTTAAGTTAATTGAAATGGTTGAATCAGATAGACCTGTACCTCAAGCTAGTCAAAAGTTAGCTGCAGCTCAAACTATCTTAGATAGAGTAGGTGTTAGCAAGACTGATAGAGTTGAGGTTAATCATAATGTCCAAGGTGGTATTTTTGTTTTACCAGCCAAGGATGAGGTAATAATAGAGAGTAATGACTATGAAAATATTTCTAACGGAGATGACTAAAGACGGGATAACTCACCCCGGTCCTAATATAATAGCCGAAAGTGTTGAAGAAGCGAAAGCTGCTGCTGAATCTAACAACTTAATTTTGTTAGGTGAGTTCAAAGAAATATTTATACATAATGATTTAATGTCTTATTTAGACGAACAACTAAGCGACAAAGTATTACACTAATATGGCACACGAGAATAGAAAAAAAGCTTTACTAAAGAAACATAATTTAGCCGGAGTCAACAAGCCTAAACGAACTCCCGGTCACAAAACTAAGTCACATATGGTGTTGGCTCAAGATGGACACACTTTAAAACTCATAAGGTTTGGACAGAAAGGAGCTAGTACTGCAGGTAAACCTAAAGCTGGAGAATCTGACCGTATGAAAGCTAAACGTAAAAGTTTTAAAGCTCGTCATGCTAAAAACATTGCCAAAGGCAAAATGTCGGCTGCATACTGGGCAGATAAAGTAAAATGGTAAAGCTATGCCCCAACTAGGAAGCGATGAAAAACCAATGAAGCTAACTCCTAATCGTGTTGGTAAAGGTTCTAGAGTTAGACCTTCAACAGTTTCAAGACAAGAGTTTGCTGATAACTGGGATAAAATATTTAACAAAAAGAAAAACAATGCCGAAACCAAAGAAAAAGAAAAGTAAATCTAAAGTAAACGAAGCAGGTAACTACACAAAACCTGCTATGCGTAAAAGATTATTTGCTAAAATTAAAGCTGGAACAAAGGGTGGTAAAGCTGGTCAATGGTCAGCTCGTAAAGCTCAGATGTTAGCTAAACAATATAAAGCTGCCGGTGGTGGCTATAAATCATAACGGAGTATAATATGCAAGAAATAGCAATATTAATTATAATAACAATAGTAATTGGTGTTCTTATTAGAGATAAAAAGCCAAAACTATTTGAAAAAATAAAAACTAATTTAAAAAACTGGCACAAAGAGTAGTAACTGTTGAAACCTAAAGAAGATATAAATGATATATTATTGCGTAGACCTTTGCTCTATGCAGTCATTATTCCATCCTGTATGTCTATCATACCGGCTACTTTAGCAGTAACAGCTATTTATTTTTTACAACGATAGCATGGCATTAAAAGATTCACAAAGAAGTCTTAGGTCTTGGACTAAACAGAAATGGCGAACTAAGTCTGGCAAAAAATCAGCTGAGACTGGAGAACGCTATCTACCTGAAAAAGCTATTAAGTCTTTAAGTGCTGCAGAATATGCAGCTACTACTGCAAAGAAAAGAGAAGATACTAAAAAAGGTAAACAATTTTCTAAACAACCAGATAAAATTTCTAAAAAAACTAAAAAATATAGAACAGTATGAATATGTTACCTGATGGTTATAAAAAAAGAACTACTTCAACTATACCTTTTGGGTATGAGTTTGATAGTAATACTGGCTATTTAAAACCTATTGAAGAAGAACTAGAAGCTTTATTAACTGTAGAGAATATGATAGTTAACGAAGAAGTATCTTTACAAGCTGCTGTTGACTGGTTAGAGTTTTCGACAGGTCGTAAAATTTCTACACCGGGTTTGAAAAAACACATAGATAAAAAGTATGGACCAAGAATTGAAAGATTGGGAAGAGAATCCTCATCTCTACTTGCAAGATAACGAAGGTAACTTTGTTTTAAAAAAAGATGGTACTCCTCGTAAAAAAGGTGGTAGACCTAATATTCGTGACCAAGCTAAGTTGTCTGCTCAACGAACTATAACTCGTAAACAAAAAAACATTCAAAAACTTGAAAACAAACTTAAGAATGCTAAACAATCTTTTAAAAAACAAAAAGATACTTTACAAGACTTAAGTGGTTCAGAAAAAAACCTCACAATTTCTAAAGATTTAGAAACTCTTCCACAAGCTGTACAAGAAGATTTACAAGATGCTAATGTCTTGTTCTCAGCTAACGATGGACCACAAACAGATTTCTTAGCTGCAGACGAGAAAGATGTTCTTTACGGTGGTGCAGCAGGTGGTGGAAAATCATACGCAATGTTGGTTGACCCACTAAGGTATGCTCATCGTAAAGCTCATAGGGCTTTAATAATAAGAAGGTCTATGCCAGAACTTAGAGAGATGATAGATAAGTCTCGTGAGTTATATCCTCAAGCATTTCCGGGTGCAAAATTTAGAGAAGTAGAAAAACTTTGGAACTTTCCAAGCGGTGCAAAGATAGAGTTTGGTTTCCTTGAACGAGATGCTGATGTGTATAGATATCAAGGACAAGCATATAGTTGGATAGGCTTTGATGAGATTACTCATTTACCTACAGAATTTAGTTGGAACTATTTAGCTTCTCGTCTTAGAACAACTGACCCAGAAATAAAAACCTATCTTAGATGTACAGCAAACCCCGGAGGAGTTGGGTCGCATTGGGTAAAGAAAAGATATATCGAACCAGCTGAACACAATCAAAGTTTCTTAGGACAAGACGGCTTAACTAGAAAATTTATTCCAGCAAAGTTAGCAGATAATCCATACTTATCTGATGATGGAGTATATGAGCAAATGTTAAACTCGTTACCTCCTATACAAAGAAGACAACTACTAGAAGGTAATTGGGATGTAGCTGAAGGAGCAGCTTTTGTTGAGTTTGACCCTGAAGTGCATATAATACCTCCGTTTGAGATACCTATGGTATGGGAAAGAACAAAAGGAGTAGACTATGGTTATGCTGCAGAAAGCTGTTGTTTGTGGGGAACTATAGATGTAAATGATAATACTTTAATAAT